CCTCGATGCTCTCGGTCTGTGCCTCGTCGTCGTGGTCGGTGCGCCACTATAGACAATTTGCGACAATTCCTTTCCCACTTTAACGTGGTAAAGTGTTAACGTGGTACAGTGGTGCAGTGGTAACGCATTAGTGCTTCACTGCGTTAAAGTTGCAGTGCGTTGGTGCGGTGTGGTGCTGATGTGGTGTAGTGGTGTAGGTTGAATATCATAAAAATATATTGTAGTTTTTTTAAAGTTTTTGTTGCAATTTATAGGAAAGTGTGCTATACTATAAGAGTAGTAAGGAGTAGACAATAATTAAGAGAGAGGTGATAATATGTTAGTTTCAGATTTATTTAGAGTTCTTGACGAAACCCAAGATGTGGATATATATGACAGAAAGACCGGTACATGGGTCTTTAGCGGGGAAAGTAGAGATATTACAAGTTCATGTATGGAGTTACACATAATTAAACTTTTTACCAATAACGATTTATTGGCAATAGAAGTTGAATAGTTCGATGTCGAACAGAAAGAGAGGTACTTAAAAATGTTAGCGGAAGATTTATACAAAGCATTTGTAATAGGTTCTTTATCTCAAGAAGAAAAAATAAGAGAATATGCAGAGAAATTAGCATGTAAAATTGGTAATGAAAATGTAAGGTATGTGAAATCAGAACCCGATAAGGATTTTGAACATCTTATAATTCAGGCATATAAGAATATTGACTGGGCTGATGTTGTATATGTCATCAAAAAGCCTGGTGGAACAATTGGGACAGGAACTAAATATGAAGTACAATATGCTTTACATACAGGTAAACATATTGAGTATGTGAAGTTCTGATTTTTGAGAACAATAAATGTTTCACGTGAAACATTTAAAATAAAAATTGCTGTCCTAACGGCAACACGGGGAGAATGGAGAAAAAAACTATGAATGAAATTATGAACGCAAAGAAAATCACAGGACTTAAAAACACAGCTTTAAAGGAGTCTTTACTCACAATCAGAGGTGCAGTATTGTCAGTAAATGCTTCTCAGTGGGAAGTGGCACAGGCGGTTCACGACATTTTGGTAAAGGAAACTTTCAAAGAGGACTTTGAAACAGAAGAAAAATTTGCAGAGTTTGTGGGAATTTCCCGGAGTAATTGCAACAAAATGAAAAAAGCGGTTGATTTCCGTAACAGTAATGAAACGTTTAAAGAATGGACTTTAAACAAGATTTATGAAATTATGTGCTTGCCTAAAGAAGAAGCACCGCAGTTACTTGTCGATTATATGATTGACAAGGATGACACGGTGAAAGAAATCAGAGAAGCAGTAAAAGCCTACAAAGATGATACGGCAGAATCTAAGGTAGTGGCAGAAGTAGAACCATCGGAAGAAACAGAAAACGGAGTAGAACGGGAAACAGGAGAAGAAAAGGAAGAAACTGAAAAAGATATTCCGATGAAAGATGATACAAAAGAATCACTGTTACATTGCTATTTTAATACTCTCACAAAAGAAGAAATTGTAAGAGTGTTAAATTACATGAATAAGCAGAAAATCGGCGATTCTGACGCATTGAAAGAGGTGATTGACGCGTGGAAGTAGTCAACTACTTAAAAAAACATAAAGTTCCTATTAAGTCGGTGGGGTTTAGATACCTTACCGAAGCAATAAAAATGTCGGTTGATGATGGTAATTTACCTTACCATATGTATAGGTTGTATAAACCGATTGCAAAAGAACACATGACAACAACAAAAAACGTTGAGCGTTGCATAAGATATGCAATTTCAAAAAGCGATATGGCTGGTTTATCTAACTGTCAATTTATCATCGAAGCAAGTATTCAGTGTAGGAAGAAAGTTAGAAAACCTAAGAATCATGTATGTGTTTTATAGTGTTCGACATCGAACATTTATAGATAAAAAAATTATTATTGCTGACCTAACGGCATATCGGGGAGAAAGAGGTAAAATATGAGTTTTGCAAAGAAGTATAACAAAGGGAAAGAAAGAATTTTTGACATTGATATTACAGACTTCCGCTTTATGAGCATGGAAGATGTGTTTAAGAATTTTGGAGAAAACGTGATCAAGGTTGACGGTCTTTACATCAACACAAAAAGCGATTATGGCGATCATCCGGTAGCAATCAACGTTGACGATGGACTGCTGATCGACTTGCCACAACACATGACGGAAGTAGTGGAAGAAATTCTGAAAGACAGTGAATCTATTTCACTTATCAAAAAGGGATATGTCGGCTTGAGTGCACAGAAGTACGTCAGCAAGAAATACAAGAAAACTTGCTATAGCGCCGAGTGGGTTGACTTATAATGTCAGATGAAAAGAACATAATTTCTGAAAATCCTCGTCGGCTTTTTGCTAACATGAATAAGCGGTTGAAACGTATGACCGCTTATCTAGGGGAAGAACACGACTCAATTCAGATAATAAAACATCAATTAGATATGGTTTATGGTTATGAGTCTATTGGAGTTCCAACGTTTAAAGTTGCCGGATTGACAGAAGAAAAGAAAAAACAGTTAATTGATATAGCAGAGACTTATAAACAGTCTGGTTATAGCACAATTAGAGGACTTAAAAAAACTTTACAAAATAAGGGTTTTAATAAGTTTACCAATAACATGAGTCAGTCACAAGTAGTTTTTTGGGATACTGTTTTTTCATCCCCATCATGGGAGAAAATTAAAGAATTGTTTTATGAAGATTCTGATAGAGCAGTTGCAACGGCAGAACGTGTTGAACGGTTTACAGAAAACCCATACTCGTTAGAGGATATTTTTTCAGTTTGGAAAGGAATTGGTAAAGAAGATAAGCCAAACTTTAGAAAAAGTGTTGATACTGTACTAATGCGTTGGAATAATCTTAGTACAGAAAAAAGAAATAATGTAAATTTTAGAGATTTTGTATCTGATATTTTATCAAGGTTGTGATTGTGTATGTACAACATTAGAGATTCCCCATTATCAGAAATCGACTTTCAAACTCATTATTTTAAAAAGAAAAATAGAGCCGATATAGTCAATGATGATATTATGTGTTTTGACATAGAGACTTCCAGTGGATTTTTACATAAAGATAGTGACGAACTTGAACCATACTTAGGGAAAAGTAAAAAATATTATGAAGATTGCAAGAAGTTTGCTATATGTTATGTGTGGCAGTTCTCCATAAATGATAATGTTTTTTGGGGGCGTACGCTGGAAGATTTTAAAGATTTTCTGCAAGATCTTGAATACTATGAGCCCCACAAGAAAATAGTTTATATCCATAACTTTTCTTATGAGTTTCAATTTCTGATAAACGTCTTGCAATTTGATTATGTTTTTGCTAGACAGGCTCGAAAGCCTTTGTTTGCAGAATGGAACACATATCAATTCCGGTGTAGTTATTTTTTAACAAATATGAGTTTGGCAGTATGGGCGGAACAACGAAAATTAAAAGTAAAAAAATTGGTAGGTGATTTAGATTATACAATTTTGAGGACACCAAAAACGAAACTTACCGATACAGAGTTAGCTTATTGTTTTAACGATGTATTGGTTATGTATTATGGGTTGTTGCAATACAAAGAAAAATACGGTCATATAATTGATATACCGTTTACCCAAACTGGAGAAGTGCGAAAAGAAGTAATTGACCGCATGAACGTAACTAGTGAATACAAATACAGGAAACGTTGTATAAAACTTATACCGGAAACAATAGAAGATTATTCGTTATTGTGTGATTGCTTTATGGGCGGTTATACACATAGTAATGCAATACATACTAATATAGTTTTAGAAAAAATTCGCAGTAAAGATATAGCGTCGAGTTATCCAACGGTAATGTGCTTGGAAAAATACCCTATGACGTATTTTGAAGAAACAATACCTTGTGACGATTATTTTAACAATGATGAATATAGTTACATAATAACGTTCTATGTCGAACATTTGAGATCAAAACGTTGGAACACTTGGCTGTCTTTTTCAAAATGTGCGAAAATAAAAGGTTATTCATTGGATAATGGTAGAGTTTTAAAAGCGGATTTTGCACAGTTATCACTGACAAATATTGATTATGAAATGTTTCAATTATGCTACGATTTTGAAAATCTTAATATAATAGATTTTCGGGTATCGAGCAATGATTATCTTTCACCTACTTTTGTAAAGTATATATTGGAACTATACGGAAATAAAACCACATTAAAAGGTATCAAAGAACAAGAGCCGTTATATATGAAAAGTAAACAATATGTAAATTCAATGTATGGTATGATGGTTACTAAAAACATAACCGATACGATAGAATTTGAAGAAGATAGGTGGAAAAAAGAGTTATTGAACGAAAATAGCTTTTACACAAAAATAGCAAGTGAAAAAAAGAAACTTTCGAAAACTTTCGGGGCATTTCAATTTGGTGTGTGGGTTACTGCATATGCAAGACGCAATTTGTGGCAAGGCATTTTAGCCCTTGACTATAATGTTGTTTATTGCGATACTGATAGTATAAAGTATATAGATTGTGATTCTAATTTTTTTAATGAATATAATAAAAGAATAGAAGAACGTGAAAATGACCGTGCCGATATGTTAGGAATATCAAGGGAAAAATTTTGTCCTAAAGATAGAAACGGTATACCACATAGGCTTGGAATATTTGACGATGATGGTCAATATAAAAAGTTTAAAACGTTAGGTGCTAAAAAATATTGTTATGTGGATAATGATAATAAGTTACATATGACAGTATCTGGTGTAAGAAAAAACGCAGTATCACAGTTACACGACATTGAAGATTTTAAAGACGGTACTGTGTTCGATGTCGAACACGCTCAAAAGTTAATAATGACATATATTGACGATATGACACCAATTGTATGGAACAAAGGACAGTACGATGAATTTAATAGCAATTATCAACATGGCATATGTGCACAGCCTACAACATATAGTTTAGGTATAACTGATGATTATGATTCAATTTTGACAATGGTTCAGAATAAGAGAGGGGTGACAAGTATTTTTGAAAGAGAAACAGAGATATTATAATATAGACAATTTGTTATCAAAAAAAGCTATGTATAATATGTTGTTGGGTGAACGTTCAAACGGAAAAAGTTATGCTACAAAGTATGTTGCTTTATGGGAAGCATATTATGAAAAAGATATACGAACTAAACAACCGAAAGAACGTTGTCAATTAGCATATCTAAGAAGATGGAGGGACGAAATAAAGTCGCGTGACGTAGAAGCCTATTTTTCTGATATGCCTATTATTGAAATTACAAACGGTATGTTTGAAAGTGTAAGAGTGTATAGAGGAGATATTTATTTAATTCATGAAGAAGAAGAAAAAATTCTCGATAGAAAGAAGATAGGTTCTGCTTTTTCTTTAACATCCGCAACACATTATAAGTCTCTTGCTTTTCCGAAAATTGGAAATATCATTTTCGAAGAGTTTATAACTGACAGTGGTTACATTGCGAATGAAGTAAGAAGCCTTATGGATATTATATCTACTATAGCAAGACGTGACTACGTTAGAGTTTTTTTGATAGGCAATACAATTTCCCGATTATGTCCTTATTTTGAGGAGTGGCAACTTACCCACATAAAAACGCAAAAACAGGGCACAATAGAAATATATAGGCAGTTTACAAACCAGTATGATGAAAAAACTGGCGAGCCTATTGTGGTAACAATAGCGGTGGAGTATTGCGAAAACACAGGAAGTAATTCCAAAATGTTTTTCGGTAAAAAATCAGAAATGATAACAACTGGAGTGTGGGAAACAGGAACGTATCCACATTTACCGGAAAAACTTGAGCACTATGATATAATATATCAGATATATTATAAATATACCAGTTTTAAATTTATAATAAATTTGATAAGACACAAAGGAACAAAAGAAACTTTATTGTATATTTATCCCGCAACTAAAAAAGTACCCAAAAACTGTAAAAGAATTGTCACAGATGAATTTACTTCCAATCCGCTTGCAACATACAACTTGACAGACTTATTAAAATATGATAGTATGATAATGGATATGATAAAAAATAAAAAAATAACATTCAGTGATAATTTATGTGGCACAGAGTTTACGCAAATAAAAAAAGAAAAAGGAGTGTATTAAAATGAGAAGTATCGATGCATTAGTACCACCAGTAGAAAATGATAATAGCGATAAGTTATCAGAAAACAATGAAGCTACAATTAAAGCTATAGAAAATATGGCAAACACAATGAAAGAAATTGTGGAGAGTTCGACATCGAACACAACTAAAACTTTAGAAACGTTCAAAGACGCGTTTGATAAAAAGATAACAATGTCATTAAATGACAATGTTGATAAAAAAGATGGTGGTTCAGATGAACCGGAAAGTGAGGAAAAATAACATGAGTACTGTAAATCAAATTTATGCCTTAGTAAACGAGGTAGCAAAACAGACATTCGGGGAAAGTGCAATCACAGTAACAGACACTTCTACACTTGTCGCGTTGGGTGATAAAGTTTTATCGTCTGATACATCCACAGATAAGTTTGCTAAAGCTCTTGTAGACAGAATTGGTAGGACTATTTTTTCCATTCGAAGATACAACGCGAGTGGTGATGATGGTTTAGTAAAAGAACCTTTTGAGTATGGATGTATTGTTCAGAAAATCTATGTGGACTTACCGGAAGCAAAAGAAAACAATGCATGGGAAATCGGTAGTGAGTCTTACACCCCAGTTTTTGCCCCTGTCATTAAGCCTACAATCAAACAGAAATTGTTCGAAAAAATGGTAACGTGGGAAATTGATGTTACAATTCCTGATTTTATGTTTAAGACCGCTTTTACTTCAGCACAGGGAGTAGCAACTCTTATTGATGCTATTTTTGTTACAATGGATAGTTATATGGAAGTAGCGTTAGAGAATAATAAAAACCTTACCCGTGCAACATTTATCGCAAACAAATTACACACAGCCAAGCCGTGTGGAAAACACAATTTATTAACTGAATACAACACTTTAACAAATGCAAAATTGACGGTTGCTAGTTGTCTTAGAGATATTGGGTTTTTAAAATGGGCAAGTCAGCAAATCAATTTATGGGCTTCCAGAATGAAACGTATGAGCGTTTTATTCAATGACGAAAATTACAAAAGACATACACCTACGGCAGATTTAGTGGTAAACGTTTTACAGGATTTTGACAGCGCATTGGTTTCATATCTGGAATCTGATACATACCATAATGAAATGGTAAAAATTGCTAATACATATAGCACTTTACCATACTGGCAAGGAACAGGAACGAGCTATGGTTTTGAAGATACATCAAAAATTCATATCAAACTTGATGATACGACCACAATCGAGCAAACAGGAGTTATTGCGGTAATGTATGACCGTGACGCAATGGGAGTTACAATCACAAAAAGGAATGGAACTACAGAGCGTAATAATCATGATGAATATACAAATTATTACAACAAAGCAACATACGGATATTTTAATGATATGTCCGAAAATGGTATTGTGTTCTATATTTCAGAAACCTAAAATAATTTCATTCGACATCGGGCTATAAAGTTCGATGTCGAACATTTTTTAAAGTGAGGTGTCTATATGTTTTTATCTACTTATTGTGACAATTTGAAAGAAATAAAAAAAGAAGAAAAAGAAGAAATGCAACTTCCGTTATCAATTTCTTATTGGACAAATATGTTATTTGAAAAGGCTGTAAGAATTTTTGAATGGGGTGGTGACTTACCATTTCCACAAAAAGAAATTGAAATGCGTGTATTATTGGATGGTTATTGTGGTTATGTAAAAGACACGTATGTTGGTGAAATGGTATCGTGGGGCGGCATGAGCACAACTACCCAGTATTGGGATGAGTTTAAAAATTTTACATATGCTGCGGCAACTGCAAAAGGTGGCACTAAAACAATAGGTGAAGACTGCGTTATTATAAACAATACAGCTTTAAGGAATCCTTTATATCCGATGATAAAACGTTATGCAAATTTACTTGCGCATACCGATGTATCATTGAAAATGTCACTTGTAAATTTAAGAATCAAAAACATAATTTCCACAGACTCACAAAGCACCGCAGACAGTTATAAATCAATGTTTGATAAATTTTATAACGGTGATGTGGATGCGATATTGGATAATGGATTGTTAAAAAAAGGAAATGGTGGTATTGATAATTTAGCATTAACGTCTAGCGGAACTTTAGGTGTAATGGACTGTATAGATGCACGTAACGAACTATTGAGGATGTTTTACAACGAAATAGGTGTGCGTTATAACCGCGATAAAAAAGAGAGAATGATAGAATCAGAAGTGGAAAATGACGAACAAATGTTATTATTGAATATAAATGATATGTTAAAACAACGACAAAAAGCTTGTGAAGAAATAAACCGTATTTTTAATAGACACATTACTGTAAAATTATCTCCAGAATTTAAAATAATAGAAAGAAAAGAGGTAGATGATAATGTTAACAATTAGTCAATATATTATGGAAAATAGTGTACTTCCTTTTTCCAATTCTGATTTTGCACAAAATGGATATGAACCTTTAAGCAGTGGAGATTTCCAAGGGATGTTGACCGACTGGATAAATTTTAACCACGGAGAATTACAAGTGCGTCCAACTGTAGAAAATGCAATGGAAACAGACGTTACTACAATTCAAAAAATGGTTGTAAATTTATACAAAGTAAAGAAATATACTTATGAGCATTTGTATAATTCGACTTTACTTAAATATGAACCGATAGAAAATTATGATAGACTTGAAACAATAACAGACAGCACTGTAAAAGATACGATAGGAAGTACCGATTATGGATTGCAAAATACAACGTCCAGTATGACGTCTGATAGTGTAGATGGTGCACAAAAAAATGATAACACTAATACAGAAAAAATGGAATATGGAGAAACTACAACTATTATAAAAGATAAATTAACAAAGTCCGGTAAAGAAAGAAGCACAGACAGCGGGAAAAAAGTTTCTGAACGTAACGTAGCACCATATGACTCAGAAACTTACTATAATCAAGAAAAAACAACCGATTCTTTTGATAACTATTCTCATACAAATGAATTGTTAGACAGGATAGATGAAACAAATAGTACGGTGAATGTTCCTACAAAAACAGATAATAAAACCACAACCGTTGTGGAAAATATCGGAGAAAAGACAAACACGCAAACAGCGACAACACAGCAACAACAACAAGCGCACACCGATACAGTAACGGGAAAAGAAGAAACAAAGTACAAACATGAAAACCGTACTCACGGAAATATCGGTGTCACTACAAGTCAACAAATGTTGGAATCTGAACGAGAAGTTGCGCTTTTTAACTTTATTGGAATTATAGCGCATGATATTATAAAATTGATAGCAATTTGTATATATTAAGTTCGACATCGAACATTAAGGAGTGTGATAATATGAGTGACGTTTTACATTTAAGCGTACTGACGACAAGAACTGATAAGCGTTATCTTGTTAAAACAAGTAATGAAATAACAACAAGGGAAGTAAGACTTAAAGCAGGAAGCAGTATTGTCAATCCTGTTTTGATAATGAAAAAACTTTCTGACGCACATATAAGAGAGTTTAATTACGCTTTTATAAAAGAGTATCAGCGTTATTATTTTGTGAATGACATTACAGAAATGAATGGTGATCTGATAAGTGTGTCTTTGCATGTTGATGTTTTGAGCAGTTTCGCAAATGATATTAAGAGTTTAAGTTGTTTGATTATTCGACAAGAAAATTTAAACAACCCTTATTTTGTAGATGAGGAAGCCATGACAAGAGTGAAACGGATAAGGGAAAAGAAGAATGTGGGAACAGTTGGAGAAAATGCTACTAATTATTATTTGACGGTAAATAACGGAGGGTTATAAAAAATGAGTGATAGCTATTGGAACGAAATAAATCAAAATACAACCAACGTTGCTAAAGGTTTTATTGATAGTATGATAACAAATGAGTTTCATACTTACAAGAGTGGAACAGAAACGTATACGTCATACTCAAATACTTTATCAGAAATCACTACTGGAAATTCAAGTTTTGTTGCAATACCACAAAGAAATAGCAACATCAAAGTGGGAGATAATGTTACTGCCGATATGTTCATTGGTGCTATATCAACGTCACCTAAGATTACTATAAAAAGCACATGTATTTATACAAGTAATGAGCCGGACAGAGACCCATATACAAAAACAAGAACTAATGATATAAATTATAACGATATCATAAACGTAGGCAATGAAAAATATTACCTTTTTAGTCAAGTTGGAACATCATTCGAGCCATTCCCTTATACTGCATTTTATATTCCACGTTTTAATAACGTTAATTATTGGGGCAGTAATTTTGTAAAAGTATCAAAAAAATATGGTGGTGCATATACAGAATATGCAACTAAATACTTACAGGACGAAGATAATATAAATCAATGGATTAGTAGTATTCCTGTTTTAGATATTACAGGAGATATGAGTTCTCAAGTTTCTCAGATAAAAATAAAATGGGAAAATGATTTAGAAGATACCGTACCAAAATTACGCACTGATTGGACTTTAGCGGTTGATGGTACAAAAAGTCCGTTGTATAAGTTAAAATGGAAATGCCCTTCATTATCCGAAAATGATATTGCAAGGGTAAGAATTGGTTATGGTGGTTTTGATGATATAAGCGGTAAAATATCTATTCATAAATGGCAATTAGTAGACTATAGCACTAGTCATTTTAATACAAACTATGCACAAATAAACAACGCGGTATGGGGTGCAGTAGCGGAAATAGTATCACCACTAGCAACGTTAGCGACTGTATATATTGCAGTTCAACTAGAATATTATTCCACACCTACTGTATTACCTACTGATTATTCATCAATTATGTACTGTGAGTTGTTCAAAAATCAAAAAAATGGTCATATGTATGGGGATATTGGTTTTTTGAAAAAAGATGAAAATGGTCTTTATAGTAAAGTTGCAACTGGTGACGGTTCAACATTTACAGTAAAAGATGGTGAGGAAGGAAGTAAAATTGTTACAGACAATGATGATGATGGATATTCAAACGATAAAGATGATGATGAAAATAACATTGATACAAGTGATGTATCTGCTGGAATTGGAGTTCTGACAACAACATTTAAAATGTCAAAAGATAGGTTGCAACAACTCGGGCGATTTTTATGGGGTTCAAATATTTTCGATAATTTTTCATTGATATGCAATAACCCTATTGAAAATATTATATCATGTAAGAGTATTCCGTTATCGCTTGACGGGGCAACTCAGAAAATTATTTTAGGAAACGTAGATACGGGTGTAAACGGAGATAAGGTTGCTAATAACTTTACAAGTCAAACTATAGGTAGTATTAAAATCAACGAAAAGTATAACAACTTTTTGGACTATGCCCCATATACTAATGTAATTATTTATTTGCCTTATGTTGGTTTTAAGGAGTTAGACACAAATCTTGTTATGAATAAAACGTTATCAATTTCTTATACTGTAGATGTAATTACTGGTGGATGTTTATGTCAGATACAATCAGACGGAGTGCGTTTATATGAGTTCAACGGAAACCTTGGGATTGATATTCCTATTACTGCAAGTAACAGGGCACAAGTAGAAGCTGGATATATTTCTAGTGGAATTGGAATCGCGTCAAGTGCCGCAAGTGGTAACATAGTTGGGGCTGTGACTTCTCTTATAAATAGCGCAGAAGCGCAATATCACTACGCTAGTACGTCATCCCCGAACCCTATGTGCGTTGCAAGCACTAACAGAACGTGTTATGTAATTATAGACCGTCCTACCTATCAGACCTTGAAATCATTCAACCATACTAGAGGTAAAAAGTGCTATCTTACTAAAACAATAAATAGCTTAAAAGGATATACGATATGTGACGAACATATAGACCTTTCTGGAATACGTGCGACGGAATCAGAAAAAGAAGAGTTGGTAAGACTTTTAAGTGGTGGGTTTTTCGTAAACTAAAATAGGGGCTTAATGCCCCTATTTTTTAAGTTTTCCGGATTTTGCTAAAGCTAATAATCTAATATTATCAGTAAGACTTCCAACATAATCATAAATACCATTTTTTGTGGCGATTGCTTTTCTTTTTTCCCAAGAGCCATTCAGATGTAAAGGAACTCCGATTGCTGAAAATACTGTATTCAAATCTTTAGACGCGCCTGTATACTTTGGGTAAAAGTTCGATGTCGAACATTTTGGAATTGAGTTGTTCAAGAACAGCTCTCTTTCTTTTACTCTCCGTTTTCTCAACCCATTTAAGACTGCCCCACCAGACTTAATGTATCGTAACATTGCGTCAGCGATTTCTTTTCTAGTTCGTGTTCCCCTTGCTGTCAGCTGGTCAATGTTTCCCACATTGTATGCAAAGGACACAAGAGCGTCAAACTCATTTTGTGTAAAGCGGTACGCTGTGTTGTATTTCATTACCTTTGTTTCGAACTTTTTAATATCCTTTTTCAATAACTCAATAGCGTCTGACTTTGTGATTGTGTCGTTTTCATTAACGTCTTTACCGTAATGACCATAGCCGATTGTATAATACTTTTCGGTAGATACTGCCTTGGTTGCTTTACCACAAAATCCCTCAAAACCAATAATTAAATTGATTCCCTTTTCACTAGTTCGCATTCTTTTCACCTCTCAATAATTCGTCGATCTTGTCAACCAGCGTTTGGATGGTCAACGTTTGTTCACTTAATTTTTCCGTGAATTGGTTTACTTCTTCTCTGTGTGTATTTGTCAAGTCTTTAACATACGCAGCCAAAAATGCAACACAACCAATCGGAAATCCTACGTTTTGTACAATAGTGATAAAATCCATGTTTCTCACTTCCTTCCGTTATTTGTATACTAACTATAACATATTGTTTATCTATTGTCAATATTGTATCATCGAACTATAATGGTTATAGACCATCTACACCACTGCACCACATCAGCACCACACCGCACCAACGCACTGCAACTTTAACGCAGTGAAGCACTAATGCGTTACCACTGCACCACTGTACCACGTTAACACTTTACCACGTTAAAGTGGGAAAGGAATTGTCGCAAATTGTCTATAGTGGCGCACCGACCACGACGACGAGGCACAGACCGAGAGCATCGAGG